ATACATTCGTAGAAGCTGATAAACTTGGAAGTAGAGAAATGTTAGACAGAGGATTTGTTGGAAGATTATACGGAATGAATGTTGTAAGATTCAGTTCAAGTGGTCAAGCGGCACCGTCTACTACATATAGCAAGTATGCTTATGTAACAGATAGAAGTGAAGCATATATGATTGCTGAAAAGAGACCTATGACAATCGAGAAGTTCGACTTACCTAGCAATGACATGTCAGCAGCTTCTATTACTCAGAGAATTGCAGTTAAAGCCTTGAGAACAAGCGCGATATGTAACATTACAACTACTTAAATAGTTAATACTATTTAAGGATGCGTAGCAAAATTATTATTTTTTTTTTATTATAATAACTGAATTAAAGAAAGAAAAAGGAGGAAATAGATAAATATGACAACAGGCAGTACAGTTATAGGAACAGTTCAAGGCTTAGCCAAGGGTATCGACGGAGCAGAATTAGGTAAAATCGTTAATGTTATTGGAGACCCTGATGGTGTTGTAGTAGGAGTACCCACTTCAGGAGTAGCTTGGGATGGTACAAATGGACAACATTATATGGCGAAAGCTACCAATGCATGGATTAAACTGGGTTCAATAGCTTAAATATTTATTTTTTTCTAATACACGCCGAAGAGCATGTCAATAAAGACGATAAGGAGGTATAAAATGAAATGGTAAGACCAAATAGAGTTAAGCAAAACATATTTTCATCATTTACTGTAACAGGAAGTGTTTTATCTGAAACTTATAGTAGTGAAGTTCTAAATGGAGATATTCTAAAGATTAGAGTAGCTGGTATAACTTCACCCGGTAGTTTATGGGTAGCTGAAAGTGGAACCGATATAGAAATTTGGAGACGAAATAATATAACTTCAGGATTAAGTAATTTTGAAGTATATCCAAGAAGCCAAATAGTTGATTCTTCTAATGTAACTATAAACCAAGCCAGTGGAAATGTATGGGATTATAGTATAGTTAATTCTCCAATATATATAGCAGCAAGCGGATTAACATCTGGAACAAGTACAACATTCGGACCAGTTACAATATTTTATAGATAATTTCAAATGGCAACATGGAGCGTTGGAAGTATAAGTGATCATATTACTGATATGGTTGGAACATCAAATATTCCTAGTTCGATCTCAGGAACAACATTAAATAACATGATTGGTCAGGAAATTAATTTTGTTGAGGAGTTTACAACAACTACTATTCCAGATGCCGCTATTCCAGAAAAATATCAACCTTCTATAATAGATTTAACATTATCTAAGTTATTATTAATGTTAGAAACGCAAGAGGGAGGAGTTGATTCTGTGAAATTGGGAGAGTTAAGCGTCAGTTCTTCTTCTAAAGGAGGAAATGCAGGACTAGCACAACAATTAAAGACAGATGCAATTCTTAGATTGAAAGAATTAAGTAGACAAACAAGGTTTACAAGGGTAACTTGTTAATATGACTAATTTATTAACCAAATTTAATGGAGGATTGAATTTAATTATGCAAAATGGAATTCAATCTACTGTTAGTATTATCAGTTTTGCTTTTACAGATAGTGATTATGATGATGTAACTACTCAAACATTAACTGGAAGTACAGTTACTAGTGGATTGTTATATCCTTTTAGAGCAGAGAGAGGAAGCGAAGAAGCATTGTTAATGGAACAAGGAAAATTATTACAACAAGATAAAGTATTATTTCTTCCTGGTTCTCCACAGATAAATTTTAGTGGAAATCTATTAATTGATGTTGGAGGAAGTAAATTTACAATGGTCCCCGCTGGATTGCAATCATGGCAATTAAGTGGTAGTGATATATATCACAAATTATACCTTAGGCATACTATTCCTGGGAGTTTATACTAATGGTTACAGTTACTCCTGGTGGAAGAAAGATTAAAGTAGAAGTATTAGGTATTTCTAAAGCATTACTAATGATTAAAGCAGAACAATTACTTATTAATGCTGCAACAGAAATAGGAATAGCTAAAGGAATAAATCATGTTAAAGAAGAAGTTGAAGCAAGCATTGAAGGAAAAAGAGCAGAACCGCGAAGTGTTGATACAGGTAAGTTTCTAAGTTCAGTTGATATAAATATTAAGGGATTTAAAGCAGATGTTACTTCTAATGTTCCTTATGCTAAATATCTAGAATTTGGAACTTCAAGAAGAGCACCAAGAAGACATTTTGGTAACACTATAAAAAGAGAAGAGAAAAAAGTAAATAGAATATTACATACTACTCTTAAAGCAAAAATCTAGATACTATATAGTATCAAATTAATTGTATTTAAATGATACTTTTTATTTTTACATAGATTATCAAGTGAGATAATTGAAATAACCAAGTGAGGTAACAAATATGGAATATATAACTGAAATAGAACCTACAATGGTAAGTTCTATGAAGAAAGAAAAGAAGAAAACGATTTCTGAAAAAGAATGTAACTCTTGTAAATATCCACTGCCTAAATTATTAGATAGAGGTATTTGTCCAATGTGCGGCAGAAGGAATTAAGTATGGCTATTAGTACAAGTACTTTCCTCTCAGATGTAGTTATATTTATTCGTAATTTACTTAGAACAAATGTAACTGACCCTATTGGAAGAACAGATGGAGTTGGATTTGTTATGACTGCTTTTCCAAAGAGACAAACTCAATATCCAATTATCACAGTTAAATCTATCGGATTAGATAGTAAAAAATTAGGAATGAGTTCAGAAGCAAATATGGTTAGTATAGAATTAGAAACAAGAATTTGGGCAAGAAATTCTAAAGAATGTGATACTTTAACTCAAAAAGTTATTAATGTATTACGAAGTAATCAATATGGAACTGATAGCACCGATGTAGAAGAAATACATGGATTTGAACTTCTATCCTCAGTTCCGGTGACAGAAGATGAGGGAGATAATACTATTCATTCAAATGTTTTAACATTCGCATATAAGGTGATTTTATCATGATTTATTATTTAATAAATAAAATGAAAGGAGGTAATTTTAACAAATGGGATATTACGTCGCAGATCAAAACCAAGTTGTATGGTTCTTTGAATCAGGAACTTACGGTTCTAAATTAAATAGCGGTTCTTTAGTATCTGGTAATTGGCTAGGCTTAGTTCAGTCACATGACCCAACTGATGCAGAAAATGTTCAAGAAGTTAGATATACTGGAACAGCAAGTAGAAATGTAGGACAATTCGTTGATGGTCCATTGGACTTTGAAGGAACTTTATCATATTTTGTACAAGATTTCCATATGGCAATGTTTGCTTTTGGAAGTAATGTAGATTCAGGTAGTCCGAGCCCTTATATTCATACAATAAGTGAACTTAATAGTGATGGCAGTTATGCATTCACTAGTGGGACACTTAATCCATTTCCATCATTTACAGTTGTAGATAGTAAGAAAGCAACTGTAGATGGACAACAACAAGTAAGAGAATATAACGGATGTATAATAGATAGTCTTGGAATAACAGCAAGTGAAGGAGAACCTATCACATGTGAAATTGGTTATAAAGCACAATCTCTTACATTAGGAAGTAAGACAGCAGATATACCAAGTATCAGAAATGAAGATACTTCAAGACCATTTCTATGGAGTGATGCACAATTACATATTGTTAGTGGAACTAAAGTAGATGTATTGACAGATGTAGGATTTACATTATCTAATAATTTAGAAAGTAAACACTATATTAACGGAAGTAGAGTTGTTGCAATTCATATACCTACAAATAGGGATTATGAAGTAACTGCAACATTAGATGCTGACTCAACATGGGGAAAGAAATTATATGAACAGTATTGGCTTGGAGGTTCAACCTTTAACTCTATACTGAACTTTACAATTTTAGCAGGAAGCGAAGAAGCAAACCTTATTATGAGTGGTTGTAGAATAACAGACTTTTCTGCACCAACACCAAATGAAGGTATTAATGAATATTCACTTACATATAAGCCACAAACAGCCAATATGATTGTTGATGACTATGTATTTAAGTATAATATAAACTGATTGTAAGGGGGTTAATAAATGGGATATCTAAAGAAAGAACAAGTCTTTTTTGAAAGAGATGGCGAAGGTAAACTTCTCCCTATAGATGCTACTTTAGAATCATATGATGAGAATACTCAAATCAGTATGATTCCGATGGCTAAGGGAGAGATTACTGACATGGCATCTAAATCTAAGTCAATGGAGACTAGTCCAGATATGGATGTTGATATTGTTATCAAACATTGTGTTGAACCAAAGTTTACAGAAGCAGATAGAGAATTATTGAAATCTTCTTCTAAAATAGCTTTGCTAAATGCAATTGTTACAGCAATTGTTGCAGAAAGTACTGGAGTTAGTCAAAAACAACTTATTGAAGATGGAAAGAAAAAGGTTTTATCTAAAGAACTTGCAGAGTTAGAAAAAAAGTAGCAAGGGATAGAGAAAAAACCCTTTTCTATTTTCTTCATGAAAGAGGATATAATTTTTTTACTATCCCATTATTAACCATTCCCGAAATAAACTTATTGGTAAATGAGTTTAATATGAGGGAAAAGAAGAAAGAGAAGGAGAACAAAAAAATACAAAGTAAAATGAAAAGAGGAAGAAGAAAATAAATGGTAGCATTAAGTTCGGTTATATTTAGATTGACTGCCATTGATATGTTTTCTGGTGTATTTAAAAAAGCTAGTAGAAGTTTAATGGCTATAAGAAAGGTAGGAATGATAGCATTAGCTGGATTTGCCGGACTTACAATTGGATTAACCAAACTTGTTGGTGTTGCTATGTCTTTTGAAAGTGCATTTGCTGGGGTAAAGAAGACGGTTGATTTATCAGCTGAAGGTTTTGCTCAATTAGAACAGAATTTTAAAGATATTACTAAAACTACTCCTATTGCCTTTGAAGAATTATCTAGAATAGGTGAATTGGCCGGTCAGATGGGTATAGAGGGAGTAGATAATTTAACTAGATTTACTAAAACAATTGCAGATATTGTAGCAACTACTGATTTAACTGCTGAACAAGCAGCAACTGATTTTGCGAGAATTGCCAATGTTATGCAAGAACCCATTGAAAATATAGATAAAATGGGTTCTGTGGTTGTTGAGCTAGGAAACAATTTTGCAGTTACAGAATCTGAACTAGTTAATTATACTAAAAGATTGGCACCCGCGGCAAAGGTTATAGGATTTACTACTGCTGAAACTATGGGACTAGGAGCTGCATTAGCTGCTTCTGGTATTAGAGCAGAATCTGGAAGTTCTGCTATGCAGAGAGGAATGATAGTTATGCAAGAAGCAGTTACTAATGGGGGTAAAGCATTATATAAATTAGCAGAAACATCTACCTTGACTGCAGAAGAATTTAAACTAAATTGGGAAGAAGATGCTGCTGGAACATTCACAGAATTTGTTGAAGGGTTAGCTAAACAAGGAACTGGTGCTATTCAAACATTGGATGATATAGGATTGGGAGGGGTTAGATCAACTCAAGCATTTTTAGCATTAGCAGGGTCTGGAGATACTTTAGCAAATGCATTTAAATCTGCCAATGATGAAATGGAAACTAATACTGCATTAACTGATGAAGCAGCCAAAAGATATGAGACATTAGAGTCTCAAATGACTATACTTAAAAATTCATTCAAGATTTTAGCAGAAAGGATTGGAAAGAAATTAGTTCCAATTGTTGTAGATAAACTTATTCCTGCCGCAGAAAAAATTATAGATGTAATAGATGGACTAGTAACTAAATTTGAAGAAGATGAATCTTTTAGATTCTTTGTAAAAACATTAGGAATAGTTACATTGGCATTAGGTGCAGTGGCCATTGCAATATGGGCTGCAACATCTCCAATTATATTATTCGGACTAGCATTTATTGCAATAGTACTTATTATTACAGGATTTATTATATTCGTTAAAGAAGCATTAATTCCATTATTCGTTATGATGTTTACAAGTTGGAAGGAAATATTTATGTTGTTCTGGGATTTTCTTAAATTTATTTTTAAAACATGGATAGAAATATTTAAAGTATTTTGGAATTTTATTAAAACAGTATTTAAAAAAGGCTTAGAATTAGTAAAGAAAGCTTGGGAAACTGTTTGGAAAGGAATTGGTAATTTTCTTATTAATATATGGAATGGTATAATAGGTGCAGTTGAAGCTGGAATAAATTTTATAATAGACGGAATTAATGCTTTAATTAAATTAATTAATAAAAGTGGAATAACTAATTTTTCTTTGATAGGTAATGTAGATTTCAGTAGTGCGAAAATACCAATGTTTGATGACTTTGTTATTACTAAAACTGGACAAGTGCTTAGAACAAGTCCTGATGATTATATATTCGGTACTAAAGACCCATCATCATTAATGGGGGGAAGTGGGGCATTAACAATTAACATTAGTGGAGATATATATGGAACAGACCCAGATCAAATAGCAGAAGCAATTAATAATAAGTTAAGGGAGAAAATAAGTATTTAAAATGGTTGTATTTGCTAAGTTAACTTCAAGTGGATTAACAATTTCAGATGCTAATAGCATTATAGTAAATAAATCTACTAGTGCTAATAATTCATCTTCTAATTTCTCAGCTAATATTGATAATTTTTATGGAAGAAACAAAGATAAATTTACTGTTGGAAATGTTATTAATATTTATGCTGATATTGGTTCTAATCCTCCTACTACAAGAATATTTAGCGGCATCTTAGAAGATATTAAATTTGATGGAAAACCCAATAGTGACGCTGTTGCAATTAATGGAAGAGACTTTTCTGCAAGAATGATGGATAGAACTGTTGAGCCAGAAGTATATACTGGCCTAGATGCAGGAAGTATTGTAAAAGATATTATAAATAAATATACAGATGATATCACGACAACAAATGTTAATTCTCCCGCAGGAAGTATAGGAAGAATTACATTTACTAATATTAGTGTATTTGATGCAGTCAAACAATTATCAGATTTATCAGGATATGTATTTTATGTAGATGTTGATAAAGATTTACATTTTGAAGAGAAATCTACAGTATCTTCAAATCTAACATTCAGTAGTGGTAATACTATTAGCGCGTCCTTTAATGAAAGAAGAGATACAGTATTTAATGAAGTTTGGGTTTATGGAGATAGATATTTGGATGGCCATCAAGAAACATTTACAGCAGGTAGTCCTTTAGGGGGGAGTGTATTTACTCTTTTATATAAACCACATAATACATTAGTACATGTTGCAGGAAGTATACAAGTTGGAGGAATTTTAGAAATGAGCACTGTTCCTCCAAGTGGTACTAATTATTTAGTTAGTTACAATGATAAATCTGTTACATTTGTAAGTGGAACAGACTTGGGATATTCTTCAATTCCAGCTAGTGGAGATTCTGTTGTTATTGGATATGATAGAGCATTGCCTATTGTTAAACAGGGTATTGATAACCCAAGTGTAGCTGCTTATGGAAAAAGAGTGAAAACTATTATTGATAAAAATATTAAAGACCCAGAAACAGCTCAGGATATAGTTAGAACACAGTTAATAGAAACTGCACTTCCTAAGAAAGAAGGTAATATAAGCGTTCAAGGAGTATTAGATATTACACCAACACAAACAGCTGTCGTTAATTTTCCAAATGAAGGTGTAGATAATAAAACTTATGATATTCTTTCAGCTAACTACAATTTCAGTACTAATAATTTATTGAGTGAAAAAGTATTGAAAATTAAAGTTAATAAGAAGCTACATGATATGACAGATACTATTAAAGATATTTTGAATGAGTTGAAGAAGTTACAAGCCGATGAGGTTGATACTGCAGACATAATTACAAGAGGACAATTTGTAACAGGTAGTTTAGGAATAAGAGCAAGTGGTTGTATTGTTAAAGTAAGAAGTATAGCAGGAGATGCCTTAGTATGGGGTAATCAAACATTTGGAATTTGGAATAGTTATAGGTGGAAAGACCCAGCCGCTACTGCTATGATATATAATGATGCTAATCTTGGAATTTATAATACAAGTTTATATGGAGGAAGTGGATTAGGTGAATTTGTATTGGGAGATAATCAATTTGGAATATTAGGAACCTCACAATTGGGTCAATCATTACAAACATATACAACAATATGGTCGGGGTGTTATTTCTGATGATATTTATAATCAAATTACAGGGAGGTAAAATATAATGGTTGTAACAAATTATGCTAGGGAAAGAGTTGCTTTATTTATTGGAAATAGCGGACCCTCACCTCCTACATTTTTTATAATTGGTAGCGGAAGTGGGACTGCTGCAATTACACAAACAGAACTTATAGCACCAACAGATAAACAAGCAGTAACAGCAACCACCTATCCAGCGGTTCAAAAAGTAACTAAGCAGGGAGATTGGAATAGTGTAGAAATAAGTGGATTAGACTTAAAAGAGTTTGGAGTAGTTGGTTCAGAAGCTGGATTAGCAGGAAGTATTTGGAGCAGAACTTCTCTTCCATCAGTTACTTTTGATG